GAGACCCCCATGACTTTTCAGTCAATCCACCATAAGTGGACTCCCTCTTCCAATTAACCTCAAGTACGCTGGTTAAGATGGCAAATCGAGTTAGAAACAAGTCGGACTATAAATCGTCCACACTATATTCTACAGGGCCGTTCCCTCCGCTCTACCGCGAAGAAACGCGGTCAGTTGGTGTTGACACCCGTGATACTCTTTATGAGTACATGGAAGATGTCAACAACAAAAGAGCAAGGCCGGAATCACCCTGCACCCACGTTAAAGGGGTGCTCGACTTAAAACCATTTGGGCCGTCGTCCGTTCCCGTTGCGGAATTTAACCTCAACGGAGGTTTCCCTCTTGTAGGGGCCAACATCCTGCACACTTACCTCAACGCACTCGTTTCAGAGCGCGTTAATGAGGCATTTGCCGGGATAAAATCGCGGGCGTACGCTCAGTATGCGCAAATGAATGACCGTTATTCCTCCATCAACTTTTTCGCCGAATTAGGCGATGTTGGTACTATTTTCAAATCTTTGAAGAAGTACCAATACGTGGATTGGAGTTTCGGCATACAACCTATGATCGGCGATATTTCTACGGCTTTGACGGCTTTGGATGACTGGACTGAGAGAACTAACCGTTTTCTCGCTCAGCTCCGAAACCCGAAAAACGTGACAGGTTCTATGAACCTTGCAATCCCTGTTGGTGGCCGTCTTACGACAGGCCAATACCAGCACATTGACATCACGTCTACCGTTATAATCGTCCGCTGCAGGTATAAGTTTGGTTTGCGTGTGATTACTCCCACGCTTATCAACGATAACCTACTGCGTGATAGGTTGCTTCTGGATGCCCAGGGTTTCCATCCGGATCTAACGACAGTGTATGAAGCCATCCCGTTCTCTTGGCTTGTTGATTGGGTAGTCCCTTTCGGTGACTATCTTCAACATATATCCCACAACTGGTTTGAGCCAGCCGTGGTACTTCACGGTTCTTTTTCCGTGAAAGCCCAGACAACGTTGAGGTTTAAAGCTTTCCACCTTTATGGTGATCGCTATAGAGCCTCGGATGAGTCGACTTATTCGTGGACGTATTATAAACGTTCCCCTCTGTCGACTACCTTTGGACCGAAGGAATTTGATTCCCCAGTGATGAAGGTGCCTCAGCCATCTCTTCATAAGTTTGCATTACTTTTTGATATATTCGGACCAGGGGCTTCGGTCGAGAAGACCGAGAACACCTACCGAAAAGCCCGTAGAAAGGCTAAACGGCTGAAAAAGCGCGCTATGCGCAGACTTAGTCGTGGTCGAAAGTAATGTAACCAGTCGTGTTCTTGATTAGTTCCTTGGAGATAAAATATCATGTCCCACTCTGACCCAATGGTGCTGAATGGCTATAGTGCCACCGCAGCACTTACTGGTGGTACACCAACGAACTTCTCCCGTCAACGGGAGGGAACGTACATGGCCACCAATTTGGGTACCCCCGATGAACCCGTAATGCTTTACTTGTCCAACAACTACCGACCGGGAGATACTTCTATCTTTTCGGCCAAGTTGACTGTGAACAAGAACGCAGCGGATATCGGAGGTGTTCCTCAGAAAGATCACCAATTGGTTATCTCTCATCGAGTGGAGGTCCCATGGGTTGCGTTCGACGTCGCCGCACTGTACAAGTATGCTTGCTTGCTGGGGTCTTTGACCACAGTCAATGAGCAGACTTATTATCAGAAGGCATCATTCGGCGAACGCTAATCCGTACTCGGCTTTTGGGTTAGTCCTTTTTGGAGGATCTAACATGCTAAGCCAAGGCATGAGCCGTGAAAAGCCTCCTACGCATCTTATGGACGCGTTCAGGACGCTGATCACACAGGATTTAGGTGTGGCTAGTAAAGATCTAGCTACCATTGAACTACGCTCGGAGCACGAGGGTCTTTGTTTTCTCACGAAAACTCTGGCCAATCTCGGCAAGGCTCTCGATAGAGGTCTTGGTTCCGGCGTTTTTCACCTTCCTACATCGTTTAAACGACGGTGTAAAGGAAGTCAGATTCCCGCATTTCTCGGTGCACTGTTCATGAAAGTGTTTCATGTCAATGGAGAGCTACGCAGTGATGCTTGTCCGCTCGCAGTCAAAAAACTGCGGCAGATTTGCTTTTTCTGCTATAAACTTGAAGTTGATTTTCGTGAATGTGAAATCGCCGATGCAGTGTCGGGTTTTATTGACACTGACAACGAGGTTCAAACCGAGTGTACACTGCCGGTGGATGCCAGGCTTGTCAGAGCAAGAGCTCTAATAACCCAGCTGTTCTCTAACTTCCGAAAGGAACAAATTACTGGGCAGCATACAACGGGGGTGTCGGCTAATACTCACCAACATGGTAAGTTCAGTTACATACCTCCCGAGTCTACGGTTATTAGGCACTTTGGACGGTTGTTTTTCAACCACGCTCGTGAATATAATTACATTCACACAGCGTACTTTTGGTGGCTTTTTGCCACAGTATTCATCGAAGTAGAAATTGACTGGTACGAATACCGGCCAACTGCTAAGTTGATGCTAGTTCCAAAGGATAGTCGAGGCCCACGTGTCATTTCATGCGAACCGACTGAGCATATGTATGCTCAGAAGGGGCTGCAGGAGTGGACCACCAAATTGGTGGAGAATCACCCCTTTACCAAGGGCATTGTTAACTTCACTGACCAGACTATCAATAGAGACATTATCATTCCAGCATCTCAGAGCCTTGAGTTCTCAACTCTCGACTTGAAAGACGCTAGTGATCGTGTATCTCTTGCCATCGTTGAATATTTATTCGGCGATTGTCCTGACTTTCTTACCTCCTTACTTGCTTGTAGGAGCGGGTCAACCCTGATAAAACTTACCGGGGCCCCGTTTCACCTACATTTGCGAAAATTTGCCCCTATGGGCTCTGCAATGTGCTTTCCCATCTTGGCTATAACGATTTGGTCGCTTCTTGCTGCAGACATGCAGAAAGAAGGTTGTAGCATGGACGATGTCCGTGCCACCATCCGTGTTTACGGTGATGATATCATTACCGAAACATGGTATGCCTATCGCGCCATGGATGTGCTAGAAAGGTATGGCCTACGCGTTAATCGCGAAAAGTCATTTGTAAAGTCCCATTTCCTAGAGTCTTGTGGCATGGACGCTTTTAAAGGCGTACAGGTCACTCCACTCCGAATGAAGCGGGTACTCCCTGACTCAGCACTCAAAATGCACATTAAGAAAAGGAGCAGATATATGGCTACTGCACCCGATTACGCTGCACGTATCGTTAGTACCACAAAAATGGCACAACGTGCGCAGCAAGACGGATTAACGGCCCTAGCTGAATCCCTATATCGAATGGTTGAACACCATCTTGGGACTAAGCTTCCTTATGGAATTGAAACAACACCTTTCCTGTGTCGCCTTGCGGCTTCGCAGGAGGATGCTTGGGACAAAAACCATAATATGGGCTTTGCAGCCAAAACATCTGACGGAAGGGCGGGCTACGTCACTGCCTATACTTGGAAGTCTCCTAAGACGACCTTTAAAGAGAGTGACTATGGCCGTTTGCGGCGATCACTGTCGTTAGTTGGGAATGTTGAGGATTTTATCCCCGTTTCCGAACGCGACATGTTCGTCGACCCTAAATCAATAGTAATCCGCCAGCGCGTTTTTCGTGCGTGGTATGACACCGCGTACGTGTCCGTCGTTGACAACTAACTATTGAATGTCGTTAAATGGAAGGTGGGCTAAAATCCATCAAGCTGATTGACAACCAGCAGGAGGAACCTAAGAG